ATGTTGATTAAATCAGCTAAAGTCCTTTGGTTTGTTTCTCGTTGGTTGATTAAAGCGGTGTTTACTCCGCCGGCTAGACCTAATGCGCCCTGTCGTTGTAGTGCACGTTGTTGTTCTTGTCTTTGTACCGTACTTAACCCCGCACCACCATAACGTTCAATGTCTCGTTGTTGTATCTCTCCAGCTATCTGGGCTTGTCTACGTGCGTCTTCTCGAGCCTGATCCACAAGAGAAGTATCATCTCTAGCCGCAATTAATCTTTCTTCAAACCCCCGGTAATCTTGTAGATAGTTTTCATAATCCTGTCGCGTAATATCAGCATAAACTTTTTCTGGGTCTTTTACTTCGGGTAAACTGCTGACAGAAGTATTTTTTTGCAGGGGTAAATTATCATATAGAGCCATAACTTATCCATCTCCCCCTAAGCCATATAAACCCGTTCCATATTTTATTCTAGATTGACCCATTGAATCCTCTGTTCCATAAACACTTGATGGATTTAAAAATCTAGTAAAGAACCCCGGTTTGTTAATTTCTCTGTCTTTAAATTCTTTGGTGTCATAACTACCTAAATTTTTTATTCCTTGGGCTGCAAAAGCACTTCCTACATCAAGGCCTGCTTGAAAACGCGCATCCCTAATTTGTTGTTTTGCTCTCGCAGCTTGAAGTTGTTTTGTAGAAGCGGTTCTAGCTGCTTGAGCTAAACCCGCCTGTGCATCAGCCGCTTGTCCACGAGCAGTGCCAAGAACGCCGATCTGTCGTTGTCTTTGTGCTGCTAGTCCCTGTGAACTTGCTGCAACTTGTTGGGCTACCGCCCCCGAAGCTATATCTGCAGCTCTATCCACAGAAGTAGCTGCTGCTAAACTTGGCCTGCCACCAGTCAAAGCTTGCATCGTATCTGCTTGTGAAGTACCGCGAGCTAAACCCCCTAAATCTTCACGTTCAGATGTATCCCGCATTTCTCTAAGCAAAGGGGCATACGTCTGATCAAAATAATCTTTTTCTGCTTTTGCCACTGCAGCTTGAGTTTTCTCTTGCGCGGTGGCTTGGTAATTTTGTTTCTTTGGTTTTGAACTCATAATTCTTTCTTATAAACATAACTTGTTAATTCAAATCCGTGCTTCCGTGCAACCCTGGCCCATCCTGGTCTACTTGTGTGAAACTCTAATGTCTTCACATTTTTTTCTAGGGCTAACTTATCTAAAAAAGTAAACCCTACTTCCCTATAATTATACTCTGGTTTTTGATAACTTGCCCAGATAAATAGCGTAGGTTCGCCACCTGGGTCTGCGATTAATGAGCAGATAACAAAACCAACATATTTATCAGCTTCATAAAACATATATAACGTAGCATTTTTATTACGTAATGCTAGATATACATCTGCTGGTATCCAATCAGAGTAACTTTTATTTCTTATGACATGTAGATCAGATTCAATTCTTTCATAAGCATACCGAATCTCATCTACAGGTATTTCTTCGACGGATATTCCATTAATAGTCGATCTCTGAACCATATCGCTTATACCTTTTACGTGGTGACAATCCTGTACCACGATATTTAACTAATCTACGTACACCTAAATCACCGCTTCTTGCTCTTTGTTCTGCTTGTGTTACCTCTTGATTAAACAAACTTAAATAATCTCCAGCGGCTTGTGGGTCAGACCAATCTCTTCTTGGGATTCTAAGCAGTCTATATAGAGCACCATAAATAATTCCGTCTCTATAGTCATTTGAAAAATCAGTACTAATATTGTTTGAGGTTCTAGTTGGTTTTAAAGCAACGCTTATTTGTAAACCATTTGTAACTGATGAATTAGGGACTGGTACAACCCAAAAAGTATCCGGGTTTTTTTGTAAGTAAACTTGTGGTAAAGCGGTTTTGTTTCTCCAGTCGGGATAGTTTAGTTCTAAACTTCTAGGACTAATTGGGTCTAAATCATCTCCATCATATGTCATCCAAAGTATTTGATGAACGTCTGTACCCGCAGGTTGATCAAACTCATACTCATAAACACCACTTATAGTTGTGATTGGATCTAAATCAAAAACATATGCTTTTGATCTTTCACAAAGTTCAATGGTTGCTGATCTTAAATTAGATTCAATTAAAGTATCCGGACAGTTTGGAACATAAGGTAAAACTTCTTTAACTAATGAACTAAAATTTGCCATACTATACTCCTGGCGCCGGCATCATTGTTGGACCAGCGTTTCTATCTGAATTTGGGTCAAGTATTACATCTGCAGAACCACCAGCTCCAACGCTATTTAAAAATAATTGAAAGTGCGTACCCGCTCTTTGTTGGTTTCCTGCATACTCAGCGTCCTTTAAATAAGCTCTATATAAAACAAAATTTAAAAGGGCGTTACCATAAGTATCTTCTATATCTATTGTGCTAGAAACTAAACTTAAATCAGTAGGTAGCTTTGAGTATATTAGTTCAACATAGGCACTAGAGCCCGATGCTACTCCGGGATATACATAAAACTTTTTAGGATCATCAGCGTCAAAAATATAATTTTTAATAATTGAACCGTGAGCTGAAGAACCTGTTACTGTGGGGTCATGCCAATCAGGCTCAATAGAATTTAATAGGTCTTCTTCTACAATCCTAATTGACTTAGAACCGGTCGCGTCTGAAGCTGTTCCTGACATATTTCTAGTTATTTTAATAAGACGAAGTCCGCCGGAAGGCAACGTTTGTTCGGTTCCTGTTGACAACTGAACATTTAAATGTGTGGCAGTTGAGTCAGGTTTTATATTTGCAATCTCGCGTTGTGCATCATTAATATAGATTAATAATTCTGCATCAGTCCAACGAACACCAGAGCTATCTTGTAAGGTAAGTCTAGCTCTATCAATAATATTAGTGCCCGTTAGTGTTCCCATTATTTCTTAGTTGTTTTCTTCGCTGGTTTTTTAACCGGCGCTTTTTTTGGTGTAGAGTCTTCTACTTTACCCTCTCTAATTGATTCGCTTGGTTTTTGTTCTTTACTAGAATTAGGTTTAACTTCTGTACACCCTTCCTGTAAACAAAAAATTCCAATATCCATTCCAACTTCTTTTGGTACGCCAGCTTCCAATCTGATTGATGCGCCCCAGGTGGTTGATATATACCTGTCTATGTCTGATACGATGATCATAATTTACTCCTAAAAAAGGGGTGGCTCAAAATGAACCACCCACAAAAGCATACTTAGTATGCAACATCCAATCTAATAACACCAAAGTCTTCAACGCCACCATTGTAGTCGCTGTTGTACTTAGGCTTCTTAAGACCGAAGATTTTGCCAATAGAGATACCGTTTTGGTTCCCGTAGTCGAAGGTGTCTTCAACAATTTCAGGAAGTCCAATATCTGCCATAGCAAGAGCTTGTGCTCCACAGAATAAAGCAGCAGAGCCGTTGATGTCAGCATCAGCGCCCCACTTATATCCAGCAGAACCGGCATTTGAAGATGTTCCAGTAGTTGCATTAGCAGTGTTAAACACATGTCTAAACTCATGGACCATAATGCCGTCAACCATCAAGCTTGAAGAACCTGAGAACAAGCTGTTGCTTGGTCCTCTGACTCCAGCATTTCTGACGTTAGCCAAGAAATCTGAATCAAGTTTAAGGTCAGCCATTACTTGTGGAGATACAAAAAGGTGATATACCTCTTCTCCACCAGCACCTCTTACGCCTCTGATATAGTTATCTTTAGCATAAGCTTTTAGAGCAACAATACATTCATAAGTAATGGTATCGGCTGCTTCTACAGCAGTTACGTCACCAGCTACTAAGCCTGAAGTTGCATCCCATCTTCTGTGTCTATTAGAAGTTGGTGCAGTTACATCACTAGCAAAAGCAAGGTCGCCAAGATTTTGTCCTGAAGACAAAACAGATCTTAATGCGCCACTGTTTTTAATAGTGTAGTTAATACCAGAAAGCGATAAAAACGCTAATTGGTCAATACGATCAGCCATTGCATATGCAAGTGCATCTCGTGAGTGCTCACGGAAATTAACAACCGATTTTTGATCAGCTAATCTACCCGCAAGTCTATTAGCAAATCTCAATTGATCAAGTTGTACAACGATGTCGTAGGCTCTTAAAGTCTCTTCATTTCCTTCGAGGGTGTTGTCTCCAACAATAC